TGTTCTTGACCCTAACCAGCAATTCCAGAAGATTGAACGTCAAGTTCAGGCTGCTGAGATTGGTGTTGCAGCAGCCCGTCAGGGTATTAATGCTGGCGTTCAGGTTGCTGAGCAATTGGCTGCACAAGGAGTTACTCAAGCACAGGCACAAAAGGGTTATTCAACTATTGCAGATATCCTGCCTGATGCTAAGAGACTATCTGATATCTACGGTACAACCCTTGAAGGTTATGACCTTGGACAGGCAGAGCAAGAAGTATTTAATCAACTTGCCTCTGCTCAGCGTAGACGTCAGAAGTTAACTCAGCGAGAAATTGCAGCATTTGGTGGTTCAAGTGGAACTAACAAAACAAGTCTTACTACATCAAGCGTAGGACAAATCTAAAATCCTGACATGGACCTATCGGCCCCATGCAGCGTAATAGACCGATAGTAGGAGCCAGCCAGTTTCCCCGAACTGAACTGTGGCCTGCGAACTAACAACGAATAGAAGGGTGGGTTGCTATGAGCAACAACAACTGGGATGAAGAAGACGATGACTTTGATATGGACATCGAGAACTCTGATGGAAGTGACTTGGTAAAGAAGTTACGGAAAGCAAAGCGTTCAGACGAAAAGCGTATTAAAGAACTTACAGAGCAACTTGAGGTATTTTCCAAGGCGCAGCGTGAGGCAACTGTCAAAGAAGTCCTAGAAAAGAAGGGCGTAAATACCAAAGCAGCACGGCTAATCCTAAAGGACATTTCCGAAGTTAATGAAGAGTCAATTAATAATTGGCTATCTGACAATGGAGATTTAATTGGATATCAGCCTAAGTCAAATAATGACGAAGTCAATCTTGCAGCATTACGCCAGCAAGATATTGTGACACAGCAAGGTATTTCGCCAGATAAAGTAAATGATATCAATGCTCGACTAAATGGCAATTTTGAGAGCGCTGAAGACTTCATGGCTTTTCTTCAATCACAACAATAATTATCCGTTCATAGTCACTTGGAGGTGACCACACATGCCTAACGCATATACAGATACGTCGAGTACATCATTCGGCGGTACAGTAGGTGGCGCAGGTCTCGTACAGAAGGCGTATGACCGTCTTCTAGAGTTCGCTCTCCGTTCAGAACCACTTATTCGTTCTGTCGCAGACAAGCGCCCCGCACGTCAAGCAATCCCAGGCTCAACAGTAGTTCTACAGAAGTACGTTGACCTAGACGCAGTAACAGGAACACTGACAGAGACAGTTGACCCAGATGCAGTAGCACTGACAACACCAACCTCTATCACAGTAACACTTAATGAGTACGGTAACGCAGTTCTAGTAACTCGCGCATTGGAACTTTTCTCACTTGCAGATGTAGACCCAGCAATTGCTAACATCATTGCATACAACCTTGCCGATTCTATCGACACAGTTGCAATGAACACACTACGCTCAGGTTCAAACAATATCTTTGCAGGTAACGCAACAGCAGTTGCTAACGTAGATGCAGCAGATACAATTGACTCAGCAGACATCCGTAAGGCTGTTGCTAAGTTGCGTGCCAACAAGGCCAAGGGCCGTCGCGGAAGCGCATACTGGGTTGGTATTCACCCAGAAGTTTCACACGACCTTCGTGCTGAGACAGGCGACCTAGGATGGCGCTACCCACAGTCACAGTCTGCTTCAGAAGCAAGCAAGATTTGGGCTGGAGAAATTGGTGAGTACGAAGGCGCGTTCTTCGTTGAGTCATCACGTCTATACAATGCTAAGACAGGTGCAGACCAGTCAACACTAGCAACAACAGCAGTAACAGTAGCAGGAACATCAGCAGGATTTACATTCGGCGTTGCTTCATCTGCAGTTATTGCAACACGTGCTGAAGTTGGTGACAAGATTGCAGGAACAGGTATCGCTTCAGGTGCAAAGATTACTGCTATCACTACATCAGGTTCAACAACTACATTTACTGTAGACACAGCAAACACAGCAGCAGTAACAGTTTCAACAACTGTAACTGTAACTCCAGTAACACGTGTATTTAACACAATCGCATGTGGTTCACAGGCAATGGCAGAAGCCGTAGCAGAAGAGCCACACGTAGTTATTGGTAACGTAACTGATAAGTTGATGCGTTTCCGCCCAATGGGTTGGTATGGCGTACTTGGCTTCGCAGTCTACCGTGATGAGGCTCTATACCGAATCACATCTGGTTCATCAATCGCTGCTCTCTAGTAGTTAATTGACTGTAGGGCTGGGGCAACCCAGCCTTATGGTGAGTCCACTAAAGGAGGATGAATGTCTAACTGGTTATTTAAAACACCAACAGTTGAAGAAGGTCCTGCTGGCATGCACAGACTGTTTGAGTTTTATAAGTTGGACCGTGGTATATCTATTGTATTAGATACTAATGGACAGTACCAGCAAATTCGTTATCCACTTGATTCTGATTTACCAGACTATCCAGTTGTTTATCGTGGTGGATATAACTACACAGTAGACGATGCTACTAAGGCAGCACTTATTGCTGGCAATGTAGGAATAACGGAAGCGAACTTTACAGAAGTATGAGCCTACATCAGATACAGACACATCCTGAATATGTAGAAGGATGCTTTGGGTGCAAGGTTATGACCCTTGAATTAGGTACAGGTGATGCCGACTCTCGCCGTCAAAGGCCACAAAAAGCATTTAACGAAGAACTCAATGCTTACAAGGAAGCCAGAGCACAGGGTATACAACCTGGTGGTACATCAATGCAAAAGATTCGTGAAGCCGAAAAGGCTTCCGAAGTATTAGGCAAGCCATACAACTCGAACACAATGCCTGATGCAAACAAAGTAAACAAATCAACCGTAGCGGTAATGAAAGAGATAGGACAAATATAATGCCAATGGTAAACGGAAAGAAGTTCCCATATACACCTGCAGGTAAGAAGGCAGCCAAGGCATATGCCGCTGGCGAGAAGATGGAATCCAAGTCTGAAAAGATGATGGAAATGAAAAAGGGTATGAAGAAGAAGGCTGTTAAGAAGACAGCAAAGAAGATGGTTATGAAGAAGATGGGCAAGAAGAAGTAAATGGCTGCCAAAAAGAAAACGCCAGCAGAAGTTAGAGACATTCAAACACGTATTAAACCACGCAAACTTACAAAGTTTGAAGAGTTGCTAATTAAGTACAAAGGTGACATCACAAAGATTCCTGGTTGGCAGGGTGGACGAGGAACAGAATGAAAAAGCATCCTGGATTTAAAGCAGTTCAAAAAAAGATTGCTAAGAAATCTAATGTATCTATGGAAGCAGCAGGTGCAATTCTTGCATCATCTAGCCGTAAGGCTAGCGCTGCTGCTAAGAAAAAAAATCCACGTTTAAAGAAGGTTAAAGGATAATGTCAGACCCTAGACTAAAGCGAGCAGGAGTGTCAGGCTTTAACAAGCCTAAGCGCACACCAAATCATCCAACAAAATCACACGTAGTTGTGGCTAAAGAAGGCGATAAGGTTAAGACTATTCGCTTTGGTCAGCAGGGTGTTACTGGCGATAGAAAGCCAACAGCCCGTCAGAAGTCCTTTAAAGCACGTCATGCCAAGAACATTGCCAAAGGCAAGATGTCAGCAGCCTACTGGGCGGATAAAGTCAAATGGTAAAAAAGAAGGCTAAGTCTAAAGTTAATGCGGCTGGTAACTATACCAAGCCAGCAATGCGTGCTGCTTTGTTTAAGAAAATTAAAGCAGGCTCTAAGGGTGGAGACCCTGGTGAATGGTCTGCCCGTAAAGCCCAGTTGCTTGCAGTTGAGTACAAGAAAGCAGGAGGCGGTTACAAATAATGGCACTTGCTAAGTCACAAAAGTCCTTAAAGAAGTGGACAAAAGAAGAGTGGACAACCTCTGATGGTAAACCTTCCAAGGGCAAGAAAAGATATTTACCTAAGAAAGCATGGTCTGCGCTAAGCGCATCTGAAAAAGCAGCAACTAATAAGGCTAAGGCTGCTGGCAATGCAAAGGGTAAGCAGTTTGTAAAACAACCAAAGTCAATAGCAAAGAAGGCTGCGAGGTTTAGATAATGGCAGTAGGAGAAGCAGGTAGCACATTTGCTGATGAGTTAAATCGTCTTGCAAATGGTGGAACATATCCAGCACTAACAGCATATAAGTCTGAACAAGGCGCAGCCAACGCTTATGCATCTACTAGTGGACTAGGCATTATTGCTGCACTTAATATCAAGGCTAGCGCAAGTCGTCAACCTAAAGATTACAAAATGTTAAACGCTGTTTGCAATGAACTAGCAGGAACTACTGGACTATCAGCCGTTGTTGCATTAAGGAGCATAGACCTATGACAATAACACTAACGCAAATGATTGATGAAGTTCTTATTAATCTTGCAGGTTATACCTATCAGCAGGACCGCTCAACATATCTAAGAACTGCGGTAACTGGTTTAACATCTCCAAGTACCTCACCTACAATCCTATCTCTAGGGGACACAAGCAATGTGGGTAAAGGTATACTTGAGGTTGATGAAGAGTTAATGTGGATTGATTCATTTGACCGTGTTGGCAATACAGCAACTGTCTCTCCTTATGGTAGAGGCTATTTAGGCACAGAGGCTGCTACACATGCTGCGGATGCAAAGGTTACTATTGCACCTATTTTTCCACGCTATGTTGTTAAAAAGGCTATTAATGATACTATTGAAGCAGTTGGCGCTTCTATCTATGCAGTTAAGCAAACATCATTTGTTTACAATGCAGCGGTAACTACTTATGAGTTTCAAGATTTAAATATAGAAAACATTCTTACAATGTCATGGCAAGATATTGGGCCAACAAAAGAATGGATTAGAGTTCGTAGATGGACCTTTGACCCATTTGCTGACACAGCAGCATGGGGTAGCAACTCACAAACTGTAACTATTAATGATGTTATTATTCCTGGCAGAACTGTTAAGGCTATGTATGCTACACATCCAGTACCTTTCACAAGTAACTCACAGGATTTTTCTACACAGACTGGATTATCAAATACAGTTAAAGATGTAATTATTTTAGGTGCAGCCTACAGACTATTGTCTTATCTTGACCCAGCCCGTGCTGCTCAGTACAGCCCACAGGCTGATGAGATTGATTCTAAGCGTCCGTTTGGTGCATCTAACACAGCGGTACGTCAAATCTTTGGACTGTATCAACAGCGCCTTAATGAAGAAAAACAAAAGCAACTAACTCAGTACCCAGCAAGAGTTCACTACAGCCGATAGGAATATAAATGACAACTAGAAATTACTCTTCACGCTCTCAGCAATCTACGCTGACTAGTGCGGTTACTGCTGGTGCAACAACAATTGTTGTTCAGTCTGGACCTGCGTTACTTGGCGGTGCAACTATTGCAGGTGGTACAACCTTTACTTTAGTTGTTGACCCAGATACAGCCCTTGAAGAAATTGTAGATGCCACGGCGGTATCTACTAATACCTTTACAATTACCCGTGGTATTGATGGTTCATCGGCACAGGCTCACTCTGCTGGTGCGGTTGTTCGCCACATGGCTATTGGTCGTGACTACCGCGAAGCCAATACACACATTGAGGCTACTACAGGTGTTCATGGTATTTCAAATGGTTCATCAGTAGTTGGAACAACAGATACTCAGACGCTGACTAACAAGACTCTTACAAGCCCTACAATTACAAACCCAAGTATTTCTGGTGCAGGTGTAGATGCAAGCATTGTCTTTGAGGGTGCTACAGCAGATGCCTACGAAACTACTTTGACTGTAGTTGACCCTACACAGGACAACACAATCACCCTGCCTAACACAACTGGCACAGTGGTAATTGCTACAGCAACACAGACTCTTACTAACAAGACTTTAACTAGCCCAACTATTTCAGGTAGCCCAGTTATTACTGGTCTGTCATCTGTTGGTATGACAACATCATCTGCTACTCCTAAAGACTACGTAGATAGTATTTTAGGCTCAGCAACTGCAGCATCTACATCTGCTGCTAGTGCAGCCACCAGTGCTACATCCGCTGCTACAAGCGCTACAAGCGCAGCAGCATCTGCATCTGCAGCGTCTGCATCTGCTACTACTGCAGCAAATTCAGCAACTGCAGCAGCAACCAGTGCTACTTCAGCAGCAACCTCTGCTACAGCAGCGGCAACTAGTGCAACTAGCGCCGCAAATAGCGCAACTACTGCTGCTAACTCAGTGGCAACAATTGCAGGTTATGCAACTACTGCCTCTAACTCGGCAAGTGCAGCAGCGACAAGCGCTGCAAGTGCTGCAACATCTGCTGCATCTGCAGCGGCATCTACAAGCGCTGCTGCTGCTAGTGCAACTGCTGCTGCAACTAGTGCTACATCTGCTTCTAACTCTGCAACGGCTGCAGCCACATCAGCAACAAGCGCAGCCACATCTGCAACGGCTGCTGCGACTTCTGCTACTAGCGCTGCTGCAAGTGCAGCCTCGGCTGCTGCCGCAGTTGCCGCATCATTTGATGCTAAGGGTGACTTACTAGTAGGTACAGGTTTAGATGCTTTTAGCCCACTAACAGTTGCAGCAACTAATGGTTATGTACTTAGCGTTAACTCAGCAGCAGCAACAGGCTTAGCCTGGATTCCAAACGATACTGGAGACATTACTGGCGTAACCGCTGGGACTGGACTTACTGGTGGAGGAACATCAGGTACTGTCACTCTTAATGTTGATACAACTACAATTCAAGCAAGAGTTGCAAATGTAACTGATACAGAGATTGGATACCTTGATGGTGTAACCTCTGCTATTCAGACTCAGTTAGATGCTAAGGCTGCAACTGCAAACACTGTATCTACTGCTGGTGGCTCGACAATTACAGTTGCATCTGGTACAACAGTTCCACTTACTATTCAAAACAATGGTACTGGTAATTCATTTGTAGTCAACGATGTTGCTTCTGATACATCAGCACTTACTGTTGATGCGGATGGTTTAGTGTGGGTTGGCAACAATACAGACTTACCAAACATTCCTGAACTTAATATGATTGTTAGTACTGAAACTGGAGTAGGTCATTCTTTAGTTGTTAGAAAATCTAACGATGGTGGCAATTCTTCAAATATGAGTTTAGCAAAATCAAGAGGAACAAACTCATCACCAACAACTGTACAAAGTTCTGATGGCATTGGCGCTTATTGTTTCCACGCTTATGATGGTACTAATTATTTACAAGTAGCATCAATATCTGCTACTGTTGATGGTACACCTGGTACTAATGATATGCCTACTAGATTAAACTTTGCAACAACTGCTGATGGCGCTGCTGCACATACTGAGCGTATGCGTATTGACTCAACTGGTCGTGTACAAATTGTAAACGGTGGAGTGCTAGAAGCACCAGTAGTGCAAAATGCACAGACTGGAACTACATATAC